TCTTGCATTTATATTAATAACATGGAGGAACCATGCCTGAACAGCAAATAAACACAGCAAAAGATGAACCTGTTGTGAACGTCCCCTCTGAAGGTGACTCAGTCGATGTCAATTTAAAAGAGGACGATAAACAACAAGTAAAGGATGATACTCAACCACAAGTAGTAACAGAAGGCTCAGAAGGTGAAGAGTTAGAGGACTACAGTGATAAAGTAAAATCTAGAATTAACAAACTCACAGGTAAATTACGTGAGGCAGAGAGAAGAGAACAAGCTTCTTTTCAATATGCGAAACGTGTCGCAGATGAAAATAAGAAGTTGAAAGCACAAAAGAATAGCTTAGATAATTCTTATATACAAGAATTTGCAGCTAGAACTGAGATAGAGACTAAAAAAGCAGAGCAAGATCTGCAAAGTGCTATACAAGCAGGAGATGCAGAAAAACAAGTTATTGCACAAAAAGCTTTAGCAAAGTTATCTATTGACAATGAACGGCTTTTAGCTACAAAAGAAGCTAAAGAAAATTCTAAAGAGGAGAATGCAGAAGATGTTTCTCAAGAACAACTTCAAACAGCTCCTAGAAAAGTTGATCCTAAGGCCGAGGCTTGGGCAGAAAAAAACCCATGGTTTGGCAAAGACGAGGCAATGACTTACGCTAGTTTTGGAATACACAAAAAACTAGTTGATGAGGAGGGTATGAATCCAAACTCAGATGAGTATTATGCCGCAGTTGATAAAAGGATGAGAGAAGAGTTTCCCCATAAATTTGGGGTAAATAGTTCGGAATCTACGAGACCCGTCCAACCCGTAGCTTCTGCTGGTCGTTCAACAACGCAAACAACATCTGGACGCAAAACAGTTAGACTATCTCCGAGCCAAGTCCATATCGCCAAAAGACTTGGAGTACCTCTGGAGGAATATGCTAAATACGTGAAGGAGTAATAGCAATGGAAAATAAAACCGTAAAGACCTCACGCACTGATGCTACTCGTGAAAAAACAAAGAGAGCACAACCTTGGCGCCCACCGTCAAGCTTAGAAGCGCCACCTGCGCCTCCAGGATTTAAACATAGGTGGATAAGAGCTGAAACTCTAGGAACAGAAGACAGAAAGAACATGGCTGGAAGACTTCGTGAAGGATTCGAGTTAGTTCGTGCTGATGAGTTCCCTGATTTTCACGCACCTACGATTGAAAATGGAGCACATGCTGGTGTTATCGGAGTTGGTGGATTATTGCTGGCCCGTATACCAGAAGAAATCGTTGATCAAAGAGCGGAATATTTTGCTGAGCAAACTAAGACGCAGGAAGAATCAGTCGATAATAATCTGTTTAAGGAACAGCATAGAAGTATGCCTATCTCTTCTGAAAGGAATAGTAGGGTTACTTTTGGCAGTGGTAGAACAACAGACAAAAAATAATTTTTGTTATGGGTCCTATCACTTTTATAACAACTAACTGGTTAAGGAGGACTTATAACCATGGCAAATAAAGACGCACCATTCGGTTTTAGACCTGCAAAGATGTTGGGTGGAGCACCATTTAATGGCGGCCAAACAAGTTATGGTATCGAAAGTGGATATAACACAAATATATTTACAGGCGATGCTGTTGAATTGCACTCAGACGGTACAATTACTGTCGGAGCTGCAGGAGCAACTAATTTAATTGGCGTGTTTAACGGGTGTTTTTATACTGACACAACAGGTAAACCGACATACTCAAAATACTGGCCTGCAAGCACTGTTGCAAGTGATGCAGTAGCGTTTGTGATTGATGATCCAAATGTAGTATTTGAGGCACAAGAGGACAGCACTAATATCGGAGCTTCATGGCCTGATAATAGAGGATCAAACGCTGACCTAGTATCAACCCACGCAGGTAGTACAAAGACTGGAAGATCTGGTATGGAACTAGATTCTAGCTCTATTACTGCTGCGACAGCACAATTTAGAATAGTGGATGTTGTTTCTGATGAATACAACAGCGAAACTTCTAGCGCTAACGGGAACTATCTCGTTAGAATCAACGAAGGTCTTCACTACGCTAATACTGCTGGTATTTAATAGGAAGGACTAAAAAATGGCTATATCAAGAAGTCAACTCGTAAAAGAGTTAGAACCTGGTCTTAATGCATTATTTGGTCTTGAATATGCAAGATACGAGCAGGAATGGTCAGAAATTTTTGACACTGAAAACTCAGACAGAGCGTTTGAGGAAGAAGTAGAACTTTCTGGCTTCGGTAGTGCACCGGTAAAAGCTGAAGGAGCAAGCGTACAATTTGACGATGCTACAGAAGCGTTTACTAGTCGTTACACACACGAAACAATTGCTTTAGCATTTGCTATTACTGAGGAAGCAGTAGAGGACAACCTTTACGATAGCCTAAGTTCTAGATACACAAAAGCTTTAGCACGTTCAATGGCTAACGCTAAAGAAATCAAAGGCGCAAATGTTCTTAACAGAGCATTTAACTCTTCCTTCACAGGTGGAGACGGTGTTGAATTATGTTCAACTGCACACTTAACAGTGTCCGGTGGCAACTATGCTAACGAACTAGCAACATCTGCTGACCTTAATGAAACTTCTTTAGAGCAATCGTTAATTGACATTGCTGGTTTCATTGACAATCGTGGTCTAAAAATCGCTGTAAAAGCAGCTAAAATGATCATTCCAGTTAATCTTCAGTTCGTAGCTGAGAGATTAATGAAGAGTCAGTTAAGAACTGCAACTTCAGATAATGACATCAACGCAATCGGTAACATGGGCATGATCCCTGGCGGTTACGTGATCAACCATTATTTGACAGACACAGATGCATTCTTCATCAAAACTGACGCTCCAAATGGTTTGAAGCATTTTAACAGAGCACCAATCAAAACTTCAATGGAAGGCGATTTTGATACAGGTAACGTAAGATACAAAGCTAGAGAGAGATATTCATTTGGATTCTCTGATCCTAGAGGTATCTTTGGATCACCAGGCGCATAATCAATAAAAACTTAGAATGGGCGTATATCGCCCATTCTTCTTGTTGCAAATTTCACCTAAAACTGTATATATAAATAAAGTCACATAGACTGTAATCAGACAGTATAGAGACTATGTGATAAGGTCTATACAACCAAGGAGGTTTTAAAATGGGCAACTCAACATTTTCAGGTCCTATTCGATCTGAGAGCACAGTAAAAACTGTAAGCAAAAATGCTAGCACAGGAACAATTACTGAAATCATTACTATGGGTGATGCACCTGTTGCGTTAGGAGATGAAGATAAAACTCTTGATGCCGCAACGCACAGTGGTAGAACTCTTGTAGTTCCAGCAGTTACAGCTAATAGAACTATTACTTTACCTGCTCCCGTAGCTGGTCAAACATATAAATTAATTTATGGTGGTGCCGCAGAGGAAACAGAAAATCTAATTATCGTAACACCAGGAAACTCTAATTTCTTCCTAGGTGGTATCGTTCACATGGATTCAGATGCTGACAATGTATCTGTATATTCTGATGGCAACTCAAATTCAAAATTGACTTTGACAGATTTTGGTATCTTTGAAATTAATATTGTAGCTAAAGATAGCACTAATTATTATATTTGGGGTTACCAAGAGGGTGCAGACGCACCTGCATTTGCAGATCAATAATATTTAAAGTGAGGGCTTCGGCCCTCACAGTTTCTTAATTAAGGAGGGAAACAATGGCAGATACAGTAACAGGACCTACAATACTACAACAAAATGACAATCGTGTTGTTATTAAAATGGTTGTACAATCAGATGGATCAGGTAGCACAACAGTTATGGGAGACGTGTCAGCGTTAGCTGCACGTGCAGATGGAACTGCTGTAGCACACTTAGGTTTACTTAGAGTTTGGTATTCATGTCAAGGTGGCGATGGAGGTGACTCTTTTGCACGTCTAGATGAAGAAGACTCAGATGGAGATATTCCTATCATTGGATTAACAGGCGCAGGCTATTGGGATTTTAGAGAGTTTGGTGGAATACCAGCGGATAAATCTAGCAATAGTAATGAAAGCGATGTAAATTTTGTTGTACCAAGCACAGCTGATTCAGGCAACATGTATACAGTTATAGCAGAGTTTCAAAAGATATATTAGGAGTAAAATATGCCTACATACTCAGGTACTAACGCATTTACTCTTACAATCGAAGAGGTCATAGCAGAGTCATACGAAAGGTGTGGTTTGTTTGTAAGATCAGGTTACGATCTTAAAACTGCAAGAAGATCTCTTAATTTACTTTTTGCAGAATGGGCTAACAGAGGTTTAAATCTTTGGACAATAGAACAAAGAACAAAAACTTTAGTAGCAGGAACTTCTTCTTATGATTTAGATACTGATTTAGTTGATGTATTATCTGCTGTTGTTACAGAAGCTAGTGATTCTACTGTTGATAGACAAATAGAAAGAATTAGTAGAGCTGAGTATTTGAACATATCGAAAAAATCTACGTCAGCTTCTCCCACTCAATTTTACATAGAGAGAACCATTACTCCTAAGTTGTATGTATATCCAACACCCGATGCAGCTGATACATTTAAGTATTATGCAATGACTAGAATTGCAGATGCAGGTGAATATACAAATAACCCAGAAGTACCTTTTAGATTTTTTCCTTGTTTAGTATCAGGTCTTTCTTATTACATAGCGATGAAAAAAGCACCTGAAAGAATACAATTATTAAAACAAGTTTATGAAGATGAGTGGCAAAGAGCATCAGCAGAAGACAGCACTAGATCAAGTATAAAAATTGTTCCAGATGTAGGAGTCATGTAATGGGTACAGCAAGAGGTAAATACGCTAAAGCAATATCAGATAGAAGTGGGTTTGCTTTTCCTTATAGTGAAATGGTTGAAGAACATGATGGGGTGTTTGTACATAAATCAGAGTTTGAACCTGAACATCCACAAGAGGATAATCCTTCCACACATAGAGCAGATGTTGAAGCACTTAAAAATGCAAGACCAGACAGATCAGAACCTGTTGAGGTTAAAGTAGGTCAAAAAACATTTTTTGATCAAAATGATACAATGTCTCCTCAAGAACAAAAAGCTGTAATTTTAAAAGCCACTGTTAGTGGCGTGACTGTGAGTATTTCATAATGACAACTTATTCAGAATTAGTAACACAAATAAGAGATTACACAGAGGTAAGTTCTGACGTTTTAACAGATGTTATAATTAATGATTTTATAGAACATACTGAAAACAGAATATTTAGAGATGTTGATATTGATGTTTTTAAATCTAATCAAACAGCTAATTTAACAGCATCTAATCCTTTTGTATCTTTACCTGGTGGATCTGCACCTGATCCAACATCTTTGGGTACAATAAGAACTATGCATATTTTCCCCGCTTCAGGAACTCCTACCAGAACAAATTTAGAACAAAGAGATGTTTCATTTATTTCAGAGTATGCACCTGATAGAACAGCCACAGGCACTCCAGTCTATTGGGCATGGTGGGATCACAACTCTTTAATAGTTGCACCTACACCAGATTCTGCTTATAATGTAGAACTGGGAATCACAAGATTACCAACAAGGTTGTCAAGTACAAATACAACATCTTGGATAGGCAGTAATGCTCCAAGTGCTTTATTGTACGGATGCCTTGCCGAAGCCTTTAAATTTTTAAAAGGTCCAGCAGAGATGCTGCAATTATACGAACAATCATATCAACGTGCTATTCAAGAGTTAGCTATAGAGCAACAAGGAAGGCATCGAAGAGATGAGTATATGCATGGAGCCATTAGGCTTCCTATTAAATCAACAAGTCCATAAGGAGGATAAACAATGGCAATTACACAAGCTGTGTGCACTAGTTTTAAACAAGAGCTTTTAACTGGAACACACAATTTTACTGCAACTACAGGAGATACTTTTAAGATTGCATTGTATACAAGTTCTGCTTCTCTAGATGCGAGCACTACTGCTTTTAGCACATCAAACGAGGTTTCTGACTCAGGAACTTATAGCTCTGGTGGTGGTACTTTGACAAGCGTTACACCAACAACTTCAGGAACAACAGCTATATGCGATTTTTCTGATATATCTTTTACATCAGCTACAATTACTGCAAGAGGAGCTTTGATTTACAATAGCTCTGATTCTAACAAAGCAGTAGCAGTATTAGATTTTGGTGGCGACAAGACATCTACAAGCGGAACATTTACAATACAATTTCCAACTGCTGATGCGAGTAACGCTATATTGAGATTAGCATAGGAGAATTAAATGGCACTAGTCATTAATGATAGAGTAAAAGAAACAAGCACTACAACAGGCACAGGCGCTGTATCGCTAGGTGGTGCAGTTACTGGTTTTGAAACTTTTGCAGCTGGTATTGGTAATTCAAATACAGTTTACTATTGTATTGCACATCAAGATCAAGATGAGTTTGAAGTAGGCCTAGGAACTTTAAATAGTGATAGTTCTACTTTAACTAGAACTACAGTCATATCAAGTTCTAATAGTGATAGTGCAGTAAATTTTAGTTCAGGAACAAAAGATGTTTTTTGCACATTACCTGCAAGTAAATTAATTTTTGAAGATGGTAGTAACAATGTTGCGTTTGCTGGAGCACTAACAGGTATTACAAATCTTACTGCGTCTGGTGAATTAGATGCAGCCTCTTTAGATATTTCAGGTAATGCAGATATAGATGGCACGTTAGAGGCTGATGCAATAACATTAAATGGAACTGCTTTGTCTTCTACTTTTGCTAGTTTATCTGGTGATAATACTTTTACAGGTGATATTAGTGTAGGAGATGATCTTACTGTTTTAGGTGGAG